ACTTCAGCTGCCTCTAATTCATAAAATTCTTCTGCTTGTATAAAATTTCGTACAAAAGTATTAACTTGAGATAAAGTAGGTAATCCATCTTGAATAGTAGGTGGATCAACAGTTCCCTTAGATATTTTATAAGACATATTAGTTTAATTTAGTGATAGTTTTTATATCTGTTGTTACGTCGTCAGTTTTATTTTGTAAATTTTCTACAACCTCATCTATATTTTTCATAATTTGATTCTTTTCTTCTTCTGTCAATCCAAACTCACTTTCAGAACCAACCTTGCCCTCAGTAGCCAGTATCCTCTGTACTACACCAGCTAATTTTACTAACAACTCGTCATTCTTTACATTTATTTCTAGATACTCCTTTATCATAGGTATTAATTCTATGGCTGTATCTCCATCTTTAATAAATCCGACTACTTCTTTAACGAGAACTTCTAATTGTTTTTTATTACGTGAAGAATTGTTATAAATGTCTTCAAACAATCCAGAAAGTGTCTTACCTTTGAATAATTCGTATTCTGTTGTCATTTTTTTGATTTCCTTTGGGTAGAATAACTCATTTATAAATATCATATTATCATAAAATGACTTTTACATATATAAATATATACTAAACTTGTTTTGACTATATATACAATAGTTATTACTAACAAGGGAGTAATTCCCTTATTTCTTAAATAAACGGGAGATTAACCATGAAGGAAGTCGTAGCACTGGTCAAAGATTGGATAGATGATATTATTCATCTAATGATATCTTTTGTAGCAATAGGAGCCGTTGGTGAAGTATTGTTCGGAAGTGGAGTCTTTGGCGTAAATGTTATTGGTAACCTGACAGCAATTATCGAAAAGTTTGGCGAATCAGGATTCGCTGGTCTCGTCGCTCTATTGGTGTTGGTGGGTTTATTCCGCAAATAACTGTATTGGGAATAAAATGAAAAAGGGGAGTTGACTCCCCTTTTTTTATGCTAAAAAATAGAACCAGTATTACTGGTATCTATATCTCCTTCAGAAAGATATTCACCATATAATCGTTCATGATATTTCTTCATCACATTTACGACACGAGTTATATGTTGTGTATTGGAATCGGTCATTTCACGTATTAAAATATACAAAGCTTTCTTATTAAAATTTTCTATATTTTCTCTACGTCTAAATAATTCCAACACAGCATTAGCTACATTTATATCTTTCTTTCGTCTGAAAATATTTGTTAAATTATTTTCCCAATATTCTAACATTTGATTTACAAAATACTTATTTAAATCATCAGTTTCACGTAAACTTTCTTCTTTACCAAAATTTCTACCAAAGTCCAGTTTATTAAGGTTATCATGAATTTTCATTTTTTTATAGTTGTTATTATTATGTAATATTAAATAATTCTTTGCAACAATACTAAAGTAAGAAAACGCTTTACCTTTTTCCTTAGCATACTTGTGCATATTCATTACAAGAAAAGATACTACTTCATGTTTTACATCTTCACTTGGAACATCAAAATAATAAAACTTAAATGTATGAATTATATTTTCAACTAACTTTTCAAAAGCATATTGTATATGATCTTCATATATTCTATTTCTAATATCTGATGTATTACAATTATTATACCTACATATTGCATTTTCAGTTGTTGTTGTAAAATAATAATTTTTTCGTTTAGGTGCCATCTTCTAATTCCTTTCCTCTAAATTCATTTAATTCATTAATAGTAGCTTTTATTTCTTCAAACACGGTACCTACCTCATCATCAGCTTCAAAAGCTCCCATATAATCTATTCTATCTAAATCCTCATGTACGGTGTGGACTCTTTCTGTAAATTTTTCAACCCACGTTTCCAACATTTCTGTTTTTTTAACTAAGTTCCAAATTATATAACCACCCATTCCGATAGTTGTTGTTGAAACTCCAAGTAATATTTCTAATACCATAACTTATCTCCAAAAATTATGTTCTATTGTTTTTTTATAATTAGCATTTTTCATATTGTGCTCTATAACATCTAAATTAAATTCGGGTTTTTTATTCGTCAATTCATACTTACCTTTTCCTATCATTTCTTTCCATTTCAAATCTACATCTTTAGGATATTTTCTAATCCATTCTACTGTTGATTTTTTTAATAACTTTTTTGCTTTTTTACTTAATGGTAAAATATATCTAAATTGTTTACCTTTAATTCTTTTAATACCTTTTAGTTCCATGAAATCATAAGTCAACCAAAAAACTTTTTCTTTATTTAACATACGAGCATTTTCTTCACATAACTTTCTTGATGTTCGTGGATGTATTTTCTCTCCGCTCTCACTCATATAAATGTCAGTCCAAATATAACCACCATATAAAAAATTAAAACTCTGATAAACATAACCAGGTTTACCCACAATACCGTCAGCCCAAGTATAGAGAAATAATTTATCTTTTGTATTTTCTTTCATCCATCTTACAACCTTTGATAACATTTGAGATTCTGAATTACGTGGCATCTCTTCTAACATACACATCTTACCAATTTCATAATAATCTTTTGTTTCCAAACCAGGAAATAATTTATTTATTGTTTGTCTTGGTTGTGTACCCCAACCTAAAGTAATAACTCCTACTAATTTATCAGTTAAAAAACAACCGAGATAATGTTTAGTTAATCGTGGCATTACCTTTGAATAGTGAGTTTTTTGTATCAAATCTATAGCCAAAAATTTATCTATTTCTTTGATTTCAAAATCAAACTTCATTTATCTCCAAATAATTCATCAAATAAATCTTTATGTTTTGTTTGTAATACTTGGTCTACCGTAGTTTCTGTTTTACCTAAACCAACAGCTTCTTGTATAGTTTCTACAACCTCTTCTTCTTCTTTCTTTACTTCTGGATCTAATATTTTTGGATAATTTATATTCGGTGATTCTCCAAACATATACTGTTCTTTCTCCAATCGTGTAGCCATCATATCAGCTTGATGTATAATTAATGGTAAATTACTTTTTAACTGACGAGATTCTACATAATTTTTAAGGTAACCTGTGTTGGCCTCTTCATAAAGTCCATCAGCTAACCTCAAAGATAAATATTCTACTTCTGTCATTTTAACTTCAAACTGATTTAAAATCCATATCGCTCTATCAGTTGGTGTCATATAATGTAACTCTTTATTTTCTACATACATTTTACCCTGATTTATTCTATGCCATTCTGAGTCATTAGGAATATAATAGTCTTTCTCCAAATTACCACCTTTACCTAAATCATGAAACATAGCTGCGAACACTATTGTTTCTTTTGAATAGTCCTTATTAAAAGCTCCCTGTTCTCCCCATAGTTCAGTTAACTTTAAAGCACATTCAATCACATTCAATATATGAACAACATAACCACCAGGCCATGCACAATGGAAATAATCAGTACCACTTGCTGGAGCGAACATCATTCTATCCTTGTAATGTTCATACATTACAATAATTTTATTTTTTCTATCTCCATCAAAATTTTCTATAACTACATCAATTAATTTATTCCAATTTTCATTTAATTCATCGGGTGTCAATTTCATAACCTTTATTCTCCTTTTTTAATCTAACCAAGGCATTTTATATATGTGGGCATCAGCAAATTTGTATGGTTTAACATGAGTTGATTCAAGAATATCTACCATGTTAACCCACTTAGAATTCATAGTATCTCTTACTTGATATATACCATCTTTATATCCTGTCCCTTTAATTAAAATAAAATCTCCATAATCAAAAGGACCACCCCAACGTTTTAATAAATTGCGTGATAAAGCGACAAACTTATATTCGGATGCACTACTGATTTTAATACGAGTTCCATCTGCTGTTATGTTTGGTGTTCTATCTGTTTGTGGCCACACTGGTTGGTACATAGTAACATCTACTACTATACCATATTTAAGAAACTCATTTAATTCATTTTCTAATTCAAGTTTCTCTTTATTTAAATTATTTATTTCTTCAGAATAAAATGTTGTATTACTGTTTAATATATTACCAGAAAAAAATCCATTTACCAAAGTCATCATTATGACAAAAGCCATTGATATTTTCATGTTATTCATTTATTATATCTCCATTTATTATTATAAATATCAAATTCATTCAGTAGAATCCACAGTTTCCCAAGGAAACAATATCCACTCGTTCTTCTTTTCATGTATCCAATAGTCAGGTATGACAGTTGATTGTTTATGATAATATAATGTCATTATAATATTATCTTTTATTTTTCTACTTTCTTCCAATGTTTTTCCTGTATCAGCTATATCATCAACAACAATTAGTGGTTTATAATCAGATAAATATCGTCCTTTCGAAATCATTGGTAATCCTGTTCTATGAGATAACATAACAGCAAGTATTAATCCACCTCTTGGAGGACCCCATATACCTTTAAAGTCCACAGCTCTACTCATTATTCTTATGTATTCATACATAGAATTTACATCATTCTCTAACTCTTTCCAAGTAGTTTTTTTATACATCAGTAAATCCTGTGAACGATTTGTATTTTGGTTTCTTTAAAATCATTAATACTTCATCAGCATACTCTGGATATATTACTGGAAAGAACGACATTAAAAATGGTGTAGGAATATACTCTTTGAATTTTTTATATAATTCATTACCTTCCATAAGGTTATCAAACTTCTTTTTCTTAGCATACAACCCAAAAGTTTTTTCTATTTCAAAACCCACATTTTTACATTCAGTACTTAACTCATCTAAATTCCATTCATACAAATGAGCAGCGTATTGTGTATCATACGGGTCTTTCTTTTCCACTGTATTTGGACAAGACAAAAACATCTTATGTTCTGGTTTTAATAATTTGTAACATTCAAGTAATGATTTTATACCATCTTCTTTCTGCATATGTTCTATAGAAGAAGTGTAAACAATAAAATCAATTTTGCTATCAATACGTTCTGACATTTCTGATACATTAGATATAACGTGAGTAACCTTAAATGGATAATAATCCAAACCATCTATACTTTTTCTACCAGACCTTCTTGTTTGTTCCTTAATATTTCTTTCAGAAATATCTACTCCAATATATTCTTCTATTTCTCTTTTGTAATATCTTATCAATGGTAATAACAAACCACGACCACAACACACATCCAGTACAACATCACCTCTGTTCATCATTTCAACAGCCTTGTAATGTTGTATCAAGTTCATTATATCAAGTCCCGAAAAGAATCCATCTCCAAGTTGATTGTAAAAATTTCTCATTTGATAAGTTGTACAGATAACCTCTTTCGGGTCTATATCCTCTGTTATCTTTTCTACTATTTTAGACGGTTTCTCAAGCATCGAAAAATGGATTACCTTCTATTTCTATACTTCTTTCTCTCATCGTATTACTAAGTTTTATATAAAGTGGTTTGTATTTTTCAAATACCCTATGAGGTGAATCACTTTTTACCATTTCATCAATTGATTTTAAAACTCTAAACATGTCCTTGGATATTAATTGTGATAACACGTAGTCGTGTCCCTTAACAGCTGAATCTAATTTGTTCATTGTATCTACAAAAAAATAAAAATTATGTAGTCTCATAGTAAGAGTACAATCAACATTCCATTTTATTACATCATCTACATTAATTGTACCATCTAACTCATTATCAAATTCAATCACATAAGGTAATTCAAATCCATCCACTTCTCTTAATATTTCAGCTGCTTCGTGTTTAGGAAAATTTATACTTTGAAAAGTTCCCTTTTTAAGATTAAAACTTGTATAATAATTACCAAACACTATAGCTCTATCTGGAGTTGAACTATCAGTAGTTACTTTCATTTTAGAATCTATATCCGTAAGAGACTTCTGTAATTGAGATAACATTAAAAACTCAGGAATTCTACTTGTAGCAAAGAAGTGAATATACTTTCTATTAGGGTTTAAATGTTCTTTACCATCCAACAAAGTCATCATACCCGAAATAAATTTATAAATATTACCACCAATATTACCAATAGCCCAACCATCAAATGGAAATTGTTTTACTTCATCATACCAATGTTTGAAACTATGTTCATCTGCTCCCTGTAGAACATTTAAGAAATCAGTAGTACCTGTTCTATTGTCAGCAAAATATTTAAAATTATCTTTACTTATCTCCAAACATTCTTTTACTTTACCCTTGTATTTTATTTTTGGAGGTATGTCTAAGTTCATAGCTAAATCAGAATTCTCTTCCAACCAAGTAAATATATTATGTCTAAACTCTTTACTCCACTTAATAGCTCCTGATGCTATTTGAAACCCACCCGAATCTCCTATTACTAATACGTCATCTGGAAATCCCATTTCTTTTCTAAAATCTTTTTTCTTATAATAGTGTCCAGCTGTGATTAAAAAATATGGGTGTCTATATTTTTCAGGAAACGTATTACTATAAAACCTTGATTCTAAACCATTCTTTAGAATTATATTTTTACGAAGTCCGTCACCGAAACCACCAACTGAAAATGAAGGGAAATAAATAAACACTATTTCAAATCTCTAATGAAATCATAAAACTCATCTCGAGCAGCTTCCCAATCAAAAAAGTTTCCACTCAGTTTGGCTGTCTTCATAACACCTTCATGTTTTACTCCACGAACACAAGTACACATATGAGTAGCTTCTACCATTACAGCTACACCAAGATTTTCCACACATACTTCATTTATATGATTATGAATCTGCATTGTCAAATTTTCCTGTACTTGAGGTCGTCTCGCATAAAACTCCACAATACGATTCAACTTACTAAGTCCAATAACCTTACCTTCTGGTGTAGGAAGATAGGCTGTATGGGCATACCCAACAAAAGGTAAATGATGATGAGAACATAATGAATGTACTTTAATATTTCCTTGAAATACTATACCATCATAATCATCTACATTATCAAATGCTGTAATCTTTGGTGGTTTACTATATACACCCTGAGCTAAATCATTTACAAAAGCTTTAGACACTCTCTCTGGAGTATCAGAAGAATTTGGATCATTTCTCCAATCAAATCCAAGGGCTGTCATATAACGACCATAATGTCTAGCTGCCTCTGCAATCATTTTTTCTTTTTCCCAAGTTTTTAATACTTTATTACCATTGGAATGTTTTAATTTACTCATCAAACTCCTCTCTTATCTCCATAAACTATAATCTGTAATCTATCTGAAAAATTATAACCTTCTTTTGTACATATATCAAATAACCACATTCTTCTTTTCACTAATTCTTCATTAGTCATACCTTCAGGCATTAAATAAACTTTATCATTTGGTACATTTAATATATCCTGTAACTCTTTTACTTCTTCTAAATCTTTCTCGGAAGATATAACTGGTTTTAATTGGTAATCTGGATGTAGTGTTATTAATTTTTTCATAGCGTGATAATTGGTTCTCCACTTCTCGTGTCGAATTTTATCGTTTTCTGTAACCTCTTTATTCAGATACGGCATCCAAGTTCCAGGTCTTGGTGTGGAGTTTGACAGTTTTGGTGATAGTGATATGAAATCAGCTTTTGTTTCAACGAACTCACTACCTTCAGTTTCTATTGTTATGTGTTGACCAAATTCTTTAGCCATCTTACATAAGTTAATTAATAACTTAGGATGAGCTGTTGGGCCTCCACCTGTTATCATCGTATGTTTTATATGTCTATGATTATCAAAAAATTCAAAAATATCTGGATATCTAAACTTACCTTTTTCTGGTCCCCACGAACTATATGGAGTATCACAAAAAGAATTAGAAAACTGACAACGTAATTTACAACCTGTTACTCTTATCAGAATATGTGGAATACCTACATATTTACCTTCACCCTGTAAACAAGTATAAATTTCATTTATAGGTAAAGTTTTTTTAGAGTTTTCTATCGTCGTACTCCACTATACCTTTTTCTTCAGCATATTTTTTAATCTCATCATATTTTGTTTTATAAAAATTTTCTCTTTCAATATCTGGAATAGATTCTTTATAAACATCTGTAGAACAGTTTGGTGTTTCATTTAATTTAATATGATATATTTCTAATCCATCATAATTTTCAAAGATAACTTCTTGAGCTAAAAATAATTCACGAGCTACGTTTTCAACTGTAGGATTACAATAATCATTTCCATTTAAGCTCATGAAATATAATTTTGTTTCTATATCTTTTAATGTTTTAATAAGTTTTGTATCTAATGGATTAACAACAAATCCGTGATCCATCATATCATCAATCCATTGAACACCAACTCTTTTAATTTCTTTGAAATCAATTATATAACCAATCTCATACATATCTTTAAAAGAATAAGTGAGTTTAATATGATACCGATGACCATGTACGTTAAAACATTTGAACCGTTCATTCATAACTCTATGACCAGTATCAAACCCATATTCTCGTGTAATTGTCTGCACTATAACCTCTTTTTGTGGAGCTGGGGAGAGTCGAACTCCCGTCCAAATATTCCTAATAATAAAGTCATTTACAAGTTTTAGTTGGTTTCCAAATCAGTAGTTAACCAACAAACCCACTATGTCCCGTTTTACTCAGAACGGTTTAACTGTTGTCTACTTTATACTCTGACATCGAGTGTTCGTCTAACTTCTTTCATATCCAAGTGTTAGACAACTCAGAGACTTATGCGTAAGCGTAAGTCGGTTGATAAGAATCAACATATGCTGGAATGACTTCACCGTTTCCGACTCTATCATTATCAAAGATATGCCAATCAATTACCAACCCTGCGAGTTCAATCTCGCCATTTAGGTTGTGAGTCTTTTGTAGTAAGTCATACTCAAACTCCACTTGCACTTTATTATCAACTAACATCTGTCGATTCCAATATCAGCCCCGTTTTAAACTATTATAATATACAAAAAAATTTATCATTTGTCAAGTACTTTTTTTAATTAAACTCCAAATCATCGTCATCTCTATATTCATTAAATGGGTCATCATACACAGTTCTAATAATTTCTATAGACTGTTCTACTTTAAACCAATCTTCGAACTCCATTGCTTCCTCTAATAGTGAAATTACTTCTTCTACACGTCCTATTTCCATATCAATTTCTCGCTTTGGGAATAAATATAATAAAATTAAATTTTACTATCAAGTAAATGTGGTGTAGCTTCTATTCTACCAGCCTCTGTAATTTTTACAAACTCAACTAAAGACCTATATTCTTCCAGTGTCCTTGCTCCCACATAAGACATAGAACTACATATACCATCTTTTATATCATTCAAAATACGTCTAACTTTTCCTTTATATGGAATGATTTTAGAATTTCCTTCAACATTACTTTCCTCTCCTCTTTCTGATTTTGAATCTAATGAAGCAGAACCTCTATAAGTTTTATATAATTTTTCATCAGGCCATTTACCTACTTTGGATATTTTACCAGGAGTTTCTTTAGTCCCTGAGAAAAGAGACCCCAACATAACGACATCAGCTCCACTACCCAAATACTTACAAACATCACCCACAATCCTAACCCCACCATCAGCAATGACAGGGACGTTATAAGTATCACAAGCGGAAACACAGTCCATAACCGAAGTGATTGAAGGAATCCCAACTCCCGTTCTGATTCTTGTTTCGCATAATGACCCGTTTCCGATTCCGACACGAATCCCATCGGCTCCCCATTCACATAAGTCCATTGCACCTTCTTTTGTTCCGACGCTTCCTGCGATGATATCAATTTCTTTAAACTCATTTTTTAATCTCCGTAAAGCTTCCTTTACAAGTTTGTGGTGACCATTAGCTACGTCAATAAGTAGTACATTACAACCACTATCTATTAAACTTCCTGCTCTTTCAAAGTAGTTATTTGTAACACCAATACTCGCACCAATAGGAGCTTCTTCAAACCATCTCTTAGTATCTTTCATTCCCATTAGTATTTTTTTACTAGGACCACTTGCTTGTTCTATCTGTTCATCTAAATTTTCATATATTTCCCAATTTGTCATACTACCACGAATTTCACTAACAACTTCTTGAACCATTTTAGTTTGTTCTTCGATTGAAACAAATCTATGTATAAATCCCATTCCACCATGATTCCACATTGTATAAGCCATTTCATTTTCAGTAACAGTATCCATAGGTGAAGTAACAATTGGTACACTCAAGTACCTATTCTTTGAGAGTTTTGTATTTAAACTACAATCTCCTCTATGTTCTATTTCTGAATATTTTGGGACAATGTTAACATCATCAAATGTTAAACATTCTTTCATATATAACCTCTTATTAGTGTTCAGTCTTTTAGGGTAGCCGAAACATTCTCCATCATTTTACCATCCGTATTATAAGGCCACCTATACTCACCCTCTTCTTCATCTTCCGCTTTCCATATCTTCAACATCGTTTCGTTTATAGTATCTAATTTATCCAAGACAGAATCTAATTTATCATATACATCATCTAACTTTTTATTAATCATCTTTTAAATATCCTTTTACCTATTTTACTTTCTTTAATTGTATCTAAAGTATTAGATACCTCACCGAGTTGTTTATAAAGAGAATCAACTTTATCATACATAACACCCAACTCTTTCTTTATTTCTACTTCACTCTTAGTTACACTATCCTTAGCGTAGTTCTTAACATTACCTTCCACGTCCAATAACATATGTTTTATTTCCACAATACTGGACTTAATTTCTTCTGTTAACTCTGAAATCCTTTTATTAGCTTCACCTATATCCTTTGAAATCACGTTCAAATCATTTTCTACAGAGTTTTCTACTGAGGTTCTTATCTTATCAATCTTTCTATCAATATTCTTTTGAGATGCAAAACTCTTTACATCAGATAACACTTCATCTGCCGTATTAGTTATTTCTTTAACATCACTTACTACTGACTCAAATAACATATTTGATGCATACCACGCTCCACCACCATATCCAACAACCCCAACAATCACACATAACAACGTAGTTCCGAAAGCACTTAACCAATTCATTTTCTTTTTCTCCTTGACTCTTCTTTTTTTATCATCTACCATAGCCGCCCACATACCAACTAACCATAAATAGATTAATATTGGTATTGACCAAAACATTATATAAGCCCACGCGGGGTATTCCATTCTAACATATTCTAACATAATTATATAATTTTAGTTAAGAATTACATTAAATTCTAATTCTTTTAATTCAAGATAAATATCCCAATAACTAGCCCAAATAGTAACTGTATCTCCTACCATCGTTTTAATTGGAGCAAACATAGAATTTACTTCACCACTAGCATTTGAATAACTGCAACAATTAATAGTAGGAACTTCAAATCCATTAAATTGTGTTACATACATTGTATCTACCATAACATAATTTCCACTATTGTGTGAAAATATCTTTTTAACCACATAACCCAATGTATCTCCTATATACCAATAATGTGAAGAACTCCAATTAATTTTCATAACATCAACTGGTACTCCACCTTGTATAACTGTTCCACTAAATCTATGAAGTGTTTGCCACGTTTCTGTATTCATTGGTAAATGGTAATAACCATTATCATCTTCTGTAAGTCTCGGATTTAATGTTAAAAATATTTCCTCAACATCAATTTCCTCTTGAATAGCATTAGGGCCTTCACATCCTATAAATAAAATACAAAATACTATAAAATTAAGTATCTTTGTTGTGTAGTGCACGTAATTTTTTCCTTTTATGTTTCCGTTGTTTAACATTTTTCTTTCTAATATGTGTTTCACTTACTTGTTTCCATGACTTTTTTTGTTTAGTTTTTGGCTTATTACTCTTTCTAAAAGTATCTTCTTCTAATTCTTCATAGTCTCGCCAATCTACAGTTGACATATTACTCTCCTACTTCCATAAGATACAACAAATTTTATTAAAAGTCAAGCACTTTTTATTTTAAATTCTTCGAGCACACTAATAAATTCTGAAATTGTATAGGATTTTTTAGTATCATCATAAATTTTAACATTATCAACTAGGTCAGGATGCTTTCTAATAATATTATTAAAGGCTGTGAATCCAACTGACGGATAAAATACACCAAAACTTTCTTCTCCTAAAACATTTGTATCATATATAGCGTCTTTTTCAGTATCATCGTCTAATAATAAATAGTACATCATTTTGCTAAAATAAGTTCCTTGTTATAGTTTTTTAATTTCTTTATATCCACCTTAAAAATCTCATATTCCATTTTACCAGTTTCACCACTATCAGCTAATATCTCTGACAAATTGACTATAAATTGAAAATTTCCCTGTGTTAGTTTTTTAGCGTCAAATTCAACAATAACATCATTCACGGGGTCTAATATACCTTTTAATTTACTCCTCAAATCATATAGTGTATTTGGTTGTTCAAATTCAATATAATTATGATAAATAGTCCATTCTAAATCTGTATATAATGTAGAACACCACGGCTCTAATTCTCTTAATAAATTCTCATCACAATTATAAACCCTAAAGCCTACATCATACTTCGGCGGTATAATCGGTTTCATTAATTCATCGTGTTTAACCATATGCCCCCATTTGCGTATGAAATTACGAGTGCTACGGATGTTTTGTTCCAACCACTCACTTGACTCCCTACCTTTCATAAAGACTTGTCCATCGGGATTTCTTTTAGCACCATCCTTAAATCTACTACCACGACAAGACATATGATATACAAATCCCTTCCAAGTCTGAACTAATTTATAGTCATTCAATACAAACCGATTGAATATGTCGGAATCTTCTTTTGATTGTGGAGCGTATAACGGGTCGTGACCATTGATACTTTGAAAATCTTCTTTGTATATTGCCCAGGGTGCAAATATACCTTCTGTTGTTCTATCTTCTTTTAATGACTCAATTTCTCTCAAAAATTTAAATTCATCAAATTCTTCTGGTTCTATTCCATAATCTACTAATATTTTTTCAGGACCTGGTGGATGTAGTGGTGGTTCTATTCTCGTCAATGATACTACTACACCCTTATCTATATGTTTCATTATCTCTATATCTAACTTAGGGCAAGCATACATATCAGCATGATATATCATTACGATATCATTTGTAGCACATTCATTTACAAGAGTATCATAAAGTATTGTATGTCCTAATCTCTCTGGCCCCTCATTTCTATATAATTTTATATTTTGGTCTTTCTCGGCTGTCTCTACCATCCACTCCCACGTACCATCTGTAGAAGCATCATCTGCCCAACATAATTCGTGTCTATAGCCAAGATTCTTTCTTATACTATTATAAGACCATTTAAGATATTTAAGATTATTTCTTGACGGCGTTATAAAACTAATCGAGTTCATTTTTTCTTAAATACTCCAAATGTTCCGGCTGTGTCAGTCAAATCAAACCATTCCAAAATCGAATGATTCCACGGCCGTGTAGTAAAATCATGAACAATTAAAGTTGAATTCTCATCCATATACTCTATTGCCTTAAATGCACAAAACGGCCTTACTCTACCATCAACCACAACTTTATCAAATCTTTCTTCATTTGCCTCTTCAATAGTATTAAGATAATCAATAAAACAGTGCCAATCCAATCCACTCCTGCCTTTATAATACCAAATACCATCTTCTTCATATGATTCTACTTCGAACTCTGGCGGTGGGCGTGAAACTGATTCAGTAGACCACTCCTTTAACAAAATATGTGCTACATCATCAAATTGTTTATCAAATTTTATATCGTGAGGTGGTTTAAAAAACATTTCTACAGTTTGTTTTGTAGCCCCCATTAATTCACTAAAAACTAAATTACACCATTTATTATCATGTTCTGCTGAATAATAACTTTTAACTAAATCCTTAAAGTAAACTGTACTCCATCCAGATCCCCACTCAAACACAATATCATCTTTATTATAAAGTTTTTCTAAATAAGTGGCCTCTGCATCAGACATTCCAAGTTCTTCTGGTCTACCCTTCAATCTATGGGCTCTTCTCGTTACTGCAAATTCTACTTCACTCATCTACAATAGCCCTCCCCCTTAAATGTTCCCAATCTCTTTCAGATCTTACCTCTAAATTTTTATTCCAAACGCCCTTTAACACATCTGGCTCAACACCTAGCTCCTCAGCAAAGTTTAT